TAGGACAGATCAAGCAACTTATTGACCAGAACAAAGACAACCAGGAAGTACAGAACTACCTCAAGGGGTTGAATCCAATAACACCTGAGGGAGTAACAGCATTTCTGGATACCGAAGCAGGCAAGAAGGTGCTTCAACCCAGGTTGGATTCACATTTCACCAAGGGCCTGGAAACCTGGAAAGAAAAGACCTTACCTTCCCTGCTGGATGAAGAGATCAAAAAGAGGTTCCCGGGGGAAACCGAGGAACAAAAACGGCTGCGGAAGCTTGAAGAGGAACTGGCACAAGAACGACAGGCCCGGCTCAAGTCCGAGCTCATAAACAAAGCGACCACACTCGCAACACAGAAGGGGCTGCCGGTAGAGTTGGTGGCGTACTTTGTGGGGCAGGACGAAGATAGCACCGTCAACAACCTGACTGCGCTAGAGAACATCTGGCAGCAACACCTACAGAAGGCCATTGAGGAGAAATTCAAAGAAAGCGGCAGATCACCTAACCAGGGGGGCGGAGGCGGCTCCGGCCAAATCAACCCCTGGAAGAAAGAGACTTTTAACCTAACTGAACAAGGCCGGATCATCCGGGAGAACCCCGAACTGGCCCGGCAGATGATGGCGCAAGCCAAATAAACGAAAGAGAGGTAAACAATTATGACTGTTACCAAAACTGTTATTACTGATGTTATAGTCCCTTCAGTTTTTAATCCCTATGTAGTTGAGAGGACAGCTGAACTGTCGGCTTTCTATCAGTCCGGTATTATTGAGCGTTCAGAACAACTGGACACTCTGGCCAGAGCCGGAGGTAAACTGATCAATATGCCGTACTGGGAAGACCTGGACGGACCCGATGAAGTACTGTCCGATACTGGAGCGTTGACTGTCGGCAAAATTGAAGCTGGGCAAGACGTAGCTGCCCTTTTGACTCGTGGCCGCGCTTGGAGCGTAAATGACCTGGCAAAAGCATTGTCCGGCGACGACCCGATGGCCGCCATTGGCGACCTGGTAGCTGCTTACTGGGCACGGAGATGGCAGGCCGTACTCATTGCGACCTTGAGCGGAATTTTTGGAAATACCGCCACCGGTATGGACGGAAATAAACACGATATATCCGGAGAATCCACCGCGGCAACCCGCACCATTGGCGCTGGTACTACTGTAGATGCACTATTTAAACTGGGTGATGCTACTGAACGTCTGACCGGGTTTGCAATGCACTCAGCTACTGTGGCTAAATTAACCAAAGATGACCTTATAGAGACCATCCCGGAAAGTGAAGGAAAACCTGCGGTAAAACTGTACCTTAGCAAGCCCGTTGTAATGGACGATAGTCTGCCGGTTTCCGACGGGGTGTATACCACTTATATATTTGGAAACGGTGCCTTTGGTCTTGGGGAGGGATCTGCTCCGGTACCAACTGAGACTGATAGAGATTCTCTGGCTGGGGACGACATTCTGATCAACCGTCGGCACTTCATTCTCCATCCCAGGGGAGTAGCGTTCCAGGGTGTAAGTTTGGATGATGGCGCCGGTGGAATCAATGTAAGCCCTTCCAACACCAACCTGGCCAACTACTTAAACTGGCAGAGAGTATATGAGAATAAGAACGTCCGTATCGTCCAGTTTAAACACAAATTGGCGTAAGGGGTGAAGCAAATGAGAATACCTGAATACCTCAAACGATTCACCTATACTCCTAACGACTTCTATGACTACATGATAGCCATGGAGAAAGCGATGGCCGGTGATTTGGTTCTGGTCCTATCCCCTGCCACACTGTCTAACTCTGCCGCTGCTGTAAATGCCGCAGTCGTAGGAGCTGCGGAGAAGTTTGTCCGTACTGTTATGGTTGAACTGCAGGCTGCCGATGGGACCGTTCATGAGTGGTATACTGGTGAGTTGGCGGCTGCCGTTACTGAGACCACCGCAGGTGATGGAGCATCGGCGATAGAGGATAGTGCCACAAAAGTATCTTTGGAAAATGGTCGGGGTGCTATCGACATTGAATACTCCGGCACATGGTCCGGAGGTACAAAACAGGTGGAAACCGCTACCTGTGCTGGCACTATAACAACTGCCGGCAACGCAAAGGTAACTGTTACCGCTGCTGGCATGACCGGATCACCCAAGGCCATCAGCTTTCCTGTTGAACTAAATGATGATGCTGCAGCTATAGCTGCGGCCTGCCGGGCTGCCCTTGTGGCTGATGCGGCTGTTACAAGTATGTTTGACGTTTCCGGAGAAGGAGCAGATGTTGTCCTGACTCGAAAACTGGCAGTTGCTAATGACGATACCCTTAATATAGCTATCGCCGATGGAGCAGGCGATGGTGCCTCTGATGGAGTCACTGAAGCCGCTGAATCCACAGCAACAGAAACGGGAGTGGCTGCAGACACGCAGACCTTAACTATCACAGGCGGGACTATTCTTGGCTATACTGTAACCAACAAGACCAGTAAGGATACTTTAGTATCATAGGAGGGGCTTCAGCCCCTCCCTTATTTGTGAGGTGATAATATGAGCGTAACAGGATTTAATCGGCGCAGAGAGGCGCAAAAAAAGGCTGCCGAGAAAGCGGCTAGGCTAAAAGAACAGAGTCAAGTTGACCTGGATGAAATGACATACCAGGAGCTTCGGATGATTGCCAAAGATAAAGGCGTTGAGGATTACTACAAAATGAACACCGAAGAATTGCGGGAGGCTCTCTCAGGGGAAGAGGGTGATTAAATGTCTGTAGCGGATCTGAAAACCCGCCTAGGGATAGCTTCAGATAATACCGGTCAGGATGGTCTGCTGACCTTAATACTGGCAGACGCACAAGCCTATTTCAAGGATTACTGCAATCGGGATGATATACCGGATGAAGCTGAGTCGTTGATAGATAGGCTGGCTATTGTCATTTATGACCGGAACGCTGACCAGTACAAACAAAGCACATCTGTCGGGGCATATTCAACCACAAACTTTGCTATGGGGGATGATATCCCTAACAGCATCATCAAACAGCTCCGTAAGTATCGGAGGGTGGTGTTCACATGATCCCTGTAAGTAGATTGCCCTACACTGTCGAGATACAGTCCAAGACTACCAACTACGATTCTGAAGGGGTACCTACGGAATCATGGAGTAAGGCGGCCACTATCCAAGCCGATATTCAGCCCCTGGGCGGTGAACTGGTAGAACGGCAATATGGCATTGTTGAGACGGGCATCACTTCCCGGATGTTCTGCAACCCCTCAACTGATGTCCAGCTGGCCCGGCGGGTAGTCTATGATAGCACGACATACGAAATACGCCATGTGGCCCCCTACCGCGGACATATGGAAGTGCTATTAAGGCCGGTGATATGATGGCAGAACTGAAATGGTATGGCGACAAAGCAATAAAAAACATGGAGCAGGCTATTTCACTTGGGTTGGAGGCAGCCGGGCTATTGGTACATGGTCAGGCCGTCAATCTTTCCCCGGTAGGCCAATATCCCAAAGGCAGCGGCAAGGTCGGCGGTAATCTGAGAAATAGCCTATCATATTCCACCGATGGCGAAGTAAAGGGCTTAAATAGCTCACCAGGGCAAAAGGCAAAGATTGAAGATGGCGTAAGACCAAACCTTGATAAAGACTCTGTAATCATTGGGACTAATTGCGAGTATTCAGCCTTTGTGGAGCTTGGCACCAGTAAACAATCAGCACAGCCTTACCTTAACCCTGCCCTGGAACTTAATAAGGGCAATATCAAAAAGGTATTCGCAAGCGCCATTAAGGAGGCGATGGCTGATTGATTAATCTAAAACCAACTGTATTAGCAGCTTTAAAAAACGACCCTGCGTTATCAAAACTGATAGCCGGCAGGGTTATTTTTATGGCTTTATCCGATGAGCCAGTATTCCCCTCTATCACTTACCGGGAGGAAGACAATTCCCCTGCCTTGGTGGGTGATGACCGGGAACTGGCCAGTCAATCGGTGATGGTAATTGATGTTTGGTCTCAGGGCAGTACCACGGCAATAGCTCAGGCTGTCGATGCTGTTATGTCCGGCCTGCGTTTTAAGCGTGAATTTGCCACTGACCTGTATGAGACCGATACCGGCGTGTACCACAAGCATATGAGGTACCGCCACAAAACTATAAGGAGGAATTAAAGATGGCAGAAGGAATTACAAAAGAATCTGTAATCCTGGGTATTAACGACGCCAAGATAAGCCCTATAACCGTTGACGATTCTAGCGCCCTGACTTACGAGGGCGCGGTTGATGTACCAGGCATTACCAGCCTTAAAGTGACCCCGACATTCATTGAAAAGCAGCTTAAAGGAGACGAGTCTGTACTTGACACCTACGCCAAACTGGAACAGATAGACTGGTCCATTGAGCATGGTGTCGTTTCTCTGGACGCCCTGGCCATAATGATTGGCGGAAAAGTGGAAGCTGGCGGGGTTACCCCGAACCAGACTCAGACTTTCAGCCTGTCTAAAGACGATTTACCAAAGTATTTTAAGTTGGAGGCCAAAACTGATTATACCGATGTGGGAGACGCTCATTTCGTACTGTTTAAATGCAAATGCACCAGCTACGACTACACTTTGCAGGGTGAAGAATACGCAACCATCAGCGCAAGCGGCAAGGCTATTCCTACCGCAAAAGATGGCAAAGTCAAAGACATCATTTTCAACGAGACTGCTGTTGATATTACTACTGGTACTCCCCCTGGGGCATTGACCGTTGCAACCAGCCCGACCGATGGTGGCTCTAATGTAACAGCAGATTCCAACATCACATGGACCTTCAATAATGCATTACGGGCCAGTGATGTTCACGAGGGTAATTTTATGGTAACTAAGGACGACGGAACTGCTGTGACTGGCGCCCTGAGCATTGATTCCACCAAGAAGGTTGTTTCTTTTGACCCGACCAGTAATCTGGATGCTTCCAGCACCTATATTGCTATTGCAACCATAGGGGTACATGATATATATGGCCAGGCTCTGGCAGCAAACAGCGTAATCAATTTTGCAACTGCATAATAACCGGGCGGGGTTTCTCCCGCCCTTATCTATTTTAAGGAGGGAAATTAATGGCTAATGCCAATGATGTAAAGATAAAGCCGATACCCATAACCTTAGACAAGCCCCGGACCCTATTGTATGACTTTAACGCTTTCATTGAACTTGAAGAAATATACGGTGACGTTTCAACCGCTCTCGAAGGACTGGAAAAACTGAAAATTAAAGTTGTCAGAGATATGATTTGGGCCGGATTACTGCACGAGGACGAAAATCTCACTCCTAAGCAGGTAGGAAAAATGCTCCACCCGAGCAATATCGAGGAGATAGCTTTTAAAATAGCTGAAGCCATAGGCGTTTCACTGCCGGAACCGGAGGAAGGAAAGCCGGGGGAGTAGAAGGAGATGGCTGGGATTGGCCGTTTCTGCTCTATGCGGGGACAGTTGTTTTATGTATGTCGGAAGAAAAATTCTGGCACACAACACCACGGAAGCTACATGCTCTTTTAGATGCCCATGTCCGGGCGAATAGTCCGGAACAGGCTGAAAAGAAACCGGGTAAAGGCAATAACAAAGACGCCGTTAAGTCAATTATGAACTGGTAGGGGGGTGAAGGTTTTGGAACTTGCTAATATGTATGTAAGAATAAATTCGGATGATTCTAAATTTACCCAAGGCATAAAAGAAGCACAGTCAAGACTAGAAGGTCTTAAGAATCGCATGTCTGCGGCAGAAGCAAGCAGTAAGAAGTTAGCCGCTGGTCTGGCGGTTATTGGTGCCGCGCTTATGGCCGCCGGGTTAAAAAGTATTAAGATGGCCGGAGACCTGGAGCAGACACGCATAGCCTTTACCACCATGCTGGGGAGCGCAGAAAAGGCAGATGCCTTCATTAAACAGCTTTACGACTTTGCGGCCAAAACCCCCTTCGAAATAGAAGGACTCACCACTGCGGCCCGGCAACTGTTGGCTTTCGGTTTTGAGGCAGAACAGGTTATACCCATGATGGAGAGCATAGGCAATGCTGTATCCGGTTTGGGCGGCGGGGCTTTTGAAATAGAACGTGTAACCCGTGCCTTGGGCCAGATGCAAGCTAAGGGCAAGGTTACCGCCGAGGAAATGATGCAGTTGGCCGAGTTGGGTATTCCCGTTTGGGAGATACTGGCCGATAAAATAGGAGTATCTATTCCAGAGGCTATGGACAAAGCTTCTAAAGGCGGCGTATCCGCTGCAGAAGGTATTAACGCTCTGCTGGAGGGGATGAATGAACGCTTTCCAGATATGATGGAGAAGCAGTCGGAATCCTTGCTGGGTATCTGGTCGAACCTTGAAGACAACATAGCCCAGATATTCACCCGGATTGGCGAGGACCTTATAGAGACATTCGGGCTAAAAGGCAAGTTAAAAAGCGTTGTGGAATCTTTGGACCGTCTCCGGGAGCTGATCGGCGAAGAAGGATTACAGGGCGCGCTCAATCAGATGTCAACAACTGCAAAGACAGCAATCGTTGCTATCGCAGGAGCAATTACAGCGGCGTTGATACCGGCATTCGTTGCGCTTGGTACTGCTATATGGGCAGCCATGGCACCGTTACTACCTTTTATGGCTATCGGTGCAGCTGTGGCAGCCCTGGCTTATTTAATTTATAAAGCTTGGTCCTCTAATATGTTCGGAATACAGGACAAGGTAAAGGCTACTGCCGCTTACATATCAGCCAATTTCCAAACGTCGTTGGCTACTGTTATGACCGCTTTTAACACGCTAAAAATGGTAGCTTTCCGGGTACTGGAAGCTATTATGAACGCAGTTAGTCCGGTTGTTGGTGTGTTGGGCAAGGTAGCTCCTGGGATAGAAACCGCGTTTGGCAAGGCTCAACAAGCCATGAAAGATAAGGGCGACGCGGCCAGCGCGGAAGCTCTAAAACAAGCAGCAAAAATGAAAACGGCGGCCGCAACCTTGAAAACTTCTGCCGGCGAAATGAAAGATGCGTTTTCCAGTTGGTCTACACCTGCCGGTGGCGGGTTAAGCTTTGCTGACTTTAGACAGAAATTTGAAGCTGATGCAGGTGCGGGTGGATCTGATCCGGTAACCCAAGCTGCCGAAGCCATGGAAAAGGCGACGGGTAAAGGCTCAAAGGCAGCCAAAGACCTAAAGGCCGCCTGGGAAACAGCCACTGAAAGCCTTAAAACTAAACTGGCACAGGTCAAGACCGTCTTTGACATAACCGGCAATACGTTAGATATGACCGGAACCAAGGCCGCGCAGTTGCGCAATAAAATAGATGCTCTGTCTGCTCAAATGGAAGTGCAGAAACAGATCATCGAGGAAACCAATAACGGCTACGAAGCCATGAAAGCCGAAAAAGGCGAAAACTCGGAAGAAGCTGAAAAGCTCAAGCTGAAACTGCTAGAAGAACAAAAGGCATTATCTGACCTCGAGAAACAGTTATTCGATACCAAACAGGCATTACAGGACCATGCTCAGGAGTTTAAAAATTTAGCTACTGAGATAGAAAAGGTGGAACGCAAATACAAGGACGATCTGGCTAAAGCCCTTGAGGATTATCAGCAAAAAGTAGCTGATGTTAACCGGAAGGTAGCCCAGGATGAGCAAAGATTGACCGAGGAATATAATCGGGCTCTGGATGAACGTACACGGGCTTTAAGTAACTTCGTTGGGCTATTTGAACAGGTAACCAAAAAAGAGGTATCAGGCGAAACCCTGCTGGCTAATTTACGCGGGCAGGTCGATGCCTTTGAGAACTGGTCGGAGAACATATCGACTTTGGCGGCCCGTGGAGTGGACCAGGGATTGATTGAAGAATTAAAACAGATGGGTCCCAAGGCTGGGCCTGAGATAGCTGCTTTGAATACCCTGACCGATGAACAGCTTGCCGAGTATGTCTCCCTCTGGAGAACCAAGAATCAGGAGGCCAGAGCAGAGGCTGTAAATCAGTTACAACAGCAACGGGTAGAAATGCAGGCCAAGCTGCAGGAAATCCGGGCAACGGCTCAGGAACAGTTGGAACTGTACCGGGCCGAATGGGAGAAGAAAAACGCCGAGATCAAGAAGAATACTGATGAGGAATTGACTAAAATTCAAGAGAAATTTGAAACCCTTGCTAAAAACTCTACTACCTTCGGGCAGCAGTTTGTCATGGGCTTCGTAGGCGGCATGGAGAGCCGATTTGACAGCCTTAGAAAAGCGGCAGAAGAAATGGCCAGCATTGTATCGCAAGGAGTTACCGGCCCGCTTGAAATCCGTTCACCTTCAAGATTAATGGCAAGATACGGCGTAAACATCATAGAAGGGTTGATGCAGGGGCTATCTAGCAAGCTACCCTCCTTTGAAAACCTGGTGGAAGGTATGGCTATGCTTACCCCGGCGGCTCTTGGGCCATCTATCTCAAACAACAGCAGCACGAACAATTATGGCGGCAATAAAATCAATATAACCGTCCAGGACGGTGAGGATCTGCTGCGGACGTTGCATAGATTAGGGGTGAGGTTCTAAATGCGTAGTTTAAAAATAGCAGGAGTTGAACGCTGGCCTGACCTAGAACGCGATACCCTGCGAATAGAAGCAGCCTTAACCTATGCGGTAGATACATGCTCTTTTAATGTAACAGGTGAGCAACCCAGCGAGGGCGAGGAAGTCATTATCGAAGATGCAGGTATACGCTTATTTGGCGGCGTCATCGTCAAGGTGGGGCTGGTAGACAAAGATTTAAAGTTATGGTCTATCGACTGTGACGATTACACCGCCCTGCTTGACCGCAGACTGGTTGTCGAGACCTACGAAAACCTACCTGCAGACGAGATATTTAGGGACATCGTAGCAAAATACTGCCCCGGCTTTACCGTCAACGGTGTAATGACTGGCGCACCTATAATAGAATCCACCGGCGCAGAATTCGAATACAAGCGACCCAGCGAGTGCTTTAAATGGTTATGCGATTATGTCGGGTGGCACTGGCAACCGGACTATTACAAAGATTTACAATTTTTCTCTGCCGAAGCTCTGGCCAGTCCTGCTCCTATGGTGTTAGTACCCGGTGGTAAATTTAGGTTCGGCAAGCACAGCATCGACACGCAGGGATTAAGAAATCGGGTATATGTCAAGGGTGGAGCAATGCTCAGCGACCCGCAGACCGTACAATGGAAAGCTGATGGCGTGGCGCGTATCTGGACGCTTCCGTGGCCTCCGCATGAAGTTGGCTTGCAGGTGGGTGAAGTAGCCAAAACCGTTGGGGTGGAAAACCTGCACGAAGACAAAGACTTTGATTACATGATGTCTTTTGCGGAGAAATATATAAGGTGCTCTGCTCAGACTGCTACCCCGATTGAAGGAATCACGATGGCCCTGACCGCAAAGCAGGACATACCGGTAATAACGATGGTGGAGGATTATGCTAGTCAAGCCACTATCAGAGCCGTACAAGGCGGGGACGGCATTTATGAACATATCATAGAGGATGACAGCCTGATTAGTATAGCGGCCGCTGAGGCGGCAGGCATGGCAGACCTGCGGATGCACGGTAACCCGAAGGTAAAAGGCTCATTCGAAACAGAGAGAGGGCCTTTAAGTTGGGTAGAAGTAAAATCAAAGACTTGGGGTGAGTTAAGAAATGGCTAAAAAAACCTTGAATTATAACTTAATAAAACCAGAATACACGGAATCCGCAGATATTGAAATATTGAACGAGAACACGGATATTATAGACGCTACACTAAAAGTACTATCCGATGAAATAGGCGACAAATCCACTCTTATGACGGAAGATAAGTCCTCACTCGTTGGCGCGGTAAATGAACTTTTTACAGATGTCGGTGATGGGAAAAATGCGGTCGCTGCCGCTATTACCGACATGGGGCAGGCCGCAGCGGGCAGCGACACCTTTGCCGATTTATCAACGAAGATACGGTCTATTTCCAGCGATGCTAATGCGGCAACAGGTGATGTGTTAAGCGGGAAAACCTTTTACCAGGGGGGCAGTAAAAAGATTGGTGCTATGCCGAACCAGGGGGCTAAGATAATCGCTCCTGGAACCACAAGTAAGGCTATCCCTGCCGGGTATCACAACGGCTCCGGATATGTTGAGGGTGACGCTGGTTTAATACCCGCCAATATCAAATCGGGTATCAATATATTTGGTGTAGCAGGAAGTTATGAGGGCGCAGGAGAATACGGAACAGCCACGGCAGCGCAGGTACTAACAGGCTATACAATCGGAACAGATGGTGGTTTAGTAGACGGGACCATGCCCAATAGAGGCGCAGTAAGCCAGTCGTTAGATATAAACGGCTCATATACTATCCCTGCTGGTTATCATAATGGCGCAGGAAAAGTAAACCAATCTATCACGACCAAAGGAGCGCAGACTTACACGCCTGGAACTTCTAATCAAACCATAGCGTCAGGACAATATTTAAGTGGCGTACAAACTATTAAAGGTGATGCCAATTTAGTAGCTGGGAATGTTAAGAATGGGGTTAGCATATTTGGGGTGACGGGAACTGCCAAAACTTTAGCTCCCGGTGACTTTATTGTTGCTTCAAACGATGCTGAAAGAACAGCCGGCTCTACTTATAATGAATTTCTGCAACCTTATGGGGGGTTAATGAAAGCAATAACTGTAAGTAAAGGTGCAACTTACAGGATAGTTTATGATTTAAAGGGGGGTAACTCTACTTATCCTGTTGAGGCAAGGCTTATTATAAATATCAACGAGAACTTAACTCCAGTAGGTATTAAAAGAACTTCAACAAGTAGTAGTTATGTTACTTATTCAGAAGATATTACTCTATCAGATGGCGACAAAATTTGTATATACGGCATTTATAACAGTACGAGCTATAGACCTACTGTTAGAAACTTTAGATTAAGTCTTGACTTAGGTACATTTACAAACAACCTGGAATAAATGGAGGGTTAAAGATGATTACAAAAATTCAGTATTCAACAATGGAGGAAAGAGACAATATACTTACTCAAAACGACCACCTCATATTAGTTGCGGAACACAACATAACAGAGGGCAATTTTTTAGTATTTTCTGATGAACCTTTGTCTCATGAGATGGTTTATATAAGTGTGCCAGAGGAAGATTTTACAGGTTTGAAACAACAAATCGTTGACCTTGAGATGGCTATTGCTAGCATTTTAGGAGGTGCTATATAATGCCTATTTGGAAGAAGAATATTTTTGTTAGAGTAATATCGAGAAGATTGGTGGACGAAAACCGTACAGTGGAGGATATTATAGTAGAGTATCCATCATTGACGGAGATTGAGAAGACAGAGATATTGACAGAGATTACTGCATAGTAGACTTATTAAGCGCAGCAAAATCCCCGAAAAAAAAGAAGGTGATTAAATGCTCTGGGGCGATTTAACCCGGACATGGCAGCCGGGACAAATAGTTAATATTAACCTCCCTGACCGGGGCGTACAGGGTGAATATCTAATACAGCGGGTAACCATTACCCCGACCTGGCCTAACCCTAGTATTTGGACATATCGAGTAGAATACGGTGGCCGGCTATTAGGCATAGCCGACTTCTTGCAGGCCCTTGTATCGGCCCAGCAGAAGAAACGAATTATCGAGCCGACTAAAAACGTGCAGAAGTACATTTACGGCGAGGAAACCTTGCAGGTGGCAGACGAGTTAATTACGACTACACGGGCCTTGCCGTATATTTGCGGTGACCCAGACGCGATATGTGGATTGGTGGTGGTAAGCAATGGATGATAAGTTAAAAATCAAATCTGAGTGGTTTTTTGAGTATGAGGACGGCACCGTGTTGGGACCGTTTTTGAATTCCTTTCCCCCGGAAGGACTGGCAAAGATAGCGGAGGGAATAAAGAGCTTTTCCTCGCCGTATCTGGTGCTGGGTGATGATACGGCAGAGGGGTATGCAATTACAGAAGTATTCCGCAAGCCCATATCGGTAATAACCCGTGACGATAACGTGGTGAGGTTTAGGACGCAGCTATCGACCGCTGAAGGCAACGGCGACCACGAAAAGACCTGCATTTACATTGAGGGTACGGACGTGCCGGGAACGGGTACGATGCTAAATATGTTACGCGAATTGTGGAGCAAAACAAATAGAATGATACTTGCTGTAGAGTGCCGGATAACAGTCCAGGAGGTGGTGTAATGCACGCATTTAAGGATGGCGTAACGATACTTAATGAGGATAACCTCAATCAGATGCTTGCTCTGCAACCGTTCCAGCTTATTTATGAGGGTACACAAAGGGACGCAAAGACAGGTGGTGGGGTAGTTGATAATAGCATAGCCGATTATAGCTACTGCACCCGGTTCACCCTCACCGGAAGCACGGAGATAGGCCGAATTGAACTCGAAGTGGATCGGGACGGGCTGGGGGCTGATCTGGTCGTACAGATCCGCGAGGGTATGGACCCAGCAGCGGGTGACGACGGTACACTCTTGAAACAGGTAATCGTCCCCAAAGAATTTATCCCCGACCCGAAAGCTTACTGGTCTGTGCCGATAGGGTTAACAGGACTGACCTCCGGCAGGCAGTATTGGCTGGTGGTGCAGCGGTCGGGTGATAGCACCAACAAGGCAGACTGGATAGGCGAAACCGGGCAGGACGCAAACTATCCGGCGTACTACCGGGCGGGAGATGCGGGGGCATGGACAGCGACAAATGCGCTGCACTTTAGAGTGTTATCTGGGGCTTATGGAAAGGCCCTGCATGAACTTTACGGCGTTAGCGGTTATGTGACTATCACTTACTCTAGTGATGTACCTGCAAAACAGTATTTTTATATCCCTCCAGAAGATGGTTCCGCAGGAGGAATACGCAATGTTTTAACCTTGACATATAGCAGCGGGGTGCTGACTGGGGGTGTTTTATAATGGGTATTTTATCGGCTATCTTGGGCTGGTTGCAATATCATCTGGGAATCAGAACTGATGCAGCTAGTGAAAGTGGCAGCTTACATGGTAAGGTGGCAAATGTTAGAGGCGCAATAACCAACCAAACTACAGACTTAAAAAATACATTGCAAAAACCCCGTTCAGCGAAGTATGCTGGTGATTTTTCTACATCAGAAACATCATCCTACCAGACAGCTTTAAGTGTCACCGGGAGGGGTAGGCTTGTGAATGTGTGGTTCAGTTGTAATAATAGCACCAGCATAAATAAAGATAATATGAAAATTATAATTGATGGTACTGCAATTTATAGCAATGTTAGCCTCGAAACTCAAGTTATAGGTTATTATGGGTTGTGTTCGCCTAGCATTACCAATGATGCCTTTATAAAAAACGCATCGGGGTTGGTAGACTTGAATTTTAAAACATCGCTGGAAATTCAAGTTTTGCATAGATCTGGACCTAGCTTAACGGCTTATTGGATTTATGAGCTTGAATGAGCTTGAGTAAAAAAAGGCGCACGATTGAGCAGGTGCCCGATCGATACCGCGCAGAAGTGCAGGCGATGATAGAACCGTCCGAATAGGGCGGCTATTTTTATGGGGAGAGGTGATGTAGTTGACCGAGGCAAAGGAGTGGTACTCAAACAAAGATTTATATGAGATGATGGTGGATTTGTCTAAGGGACTTGAGGCTACCAATGCGGAGATGGCCAAGACCCAGACTATGATCCGCGATTATAACGGACTGCGCGGCAGGCTGGACGGCTGCGAGAAACGATTAGATGAGATTTATGGTCAGTCCAAAGGCAGTAAGGAT